TTTGTGATGTGGACAATACCATTTCGGAAAGGTATGTATGAGGCTTTGGCTGTATCCCTGAGGAATGATACATCGGCCAATGATATACGCCTTAACCACTCAATAACATCCTTCCAGCCTTTAAACCTCAAAAGTGACTGCATGAGGTCATCGGCCGACACCTCATAGTCACCTATATTATCTGTCACCCAATCCTCCACCCATTTTTTGAGTGCATCCACAGGGACCTCTTCGATGATATGGCTGATCTTATCCACCCTGACCAATCTGTAAAGCAGTGCGCCCCGCTCCTGTACAAAGAGCCTGAATCCTGCTTCATGGAGAAAATTGCGGAGGCCGAAATCGTAGATTAGTACGGCCCCTTTCTTTCCTACTTTCCAAAATAACCCTTTCGACTGCGCCACCCTGTCACCGGCTGCCTCGACAATGGCCTCCAGTACTTCATTCGTTTTTTTTTCTCTCTCCTGCTTTGGCAGGTCCTTTACATCCGGAAACTTCTCAAAAAACTCAGGTGTCAGCATCCGGATAATATCGAACGGATCAAGCCCTTTATCTATCTGTCCTGCTGCTTTGGTGATCATCGATTCCTCGAACTCTGTAAACGGCTTACCATAGCCTGCAGCCCGAAGCTCACGGGTTGCCTGACTAAAATCACCCCCACATTTCAGGACGGCATAGATACCAAATGGTGAGTATGCTTTTTCGCTGTCAAATTCGGTTGAGGTGGAGAAAACATAAAATAGACGTTTCTCTTCTGACCAGTTGGCTTTGTTCTTACTATCGCTGCCATCCTTCGAAAAGTACACCCTGCCATATTTTGAATAGGTGGTATGCCATCCATTTGATAGCAGTACTTCCATCCACGGATCTGTCAGGTCATTGTTATAAGCATCCCACGGCGTTTCCATGTAAGCGGATGCCTGTACGTTGGAAACCTTAGCTTTCTCTGTCTTGAATACCTGGTTATACTTCCGGCAAATGTCCAGAATATCAGCCCGCTGGTCAGGTGTTATCTCTACGATGGTAGATAGATCAAAATCTGTCCGGTACCCGGCTGATGGTGGCGCTATGACATAACCACCTTCCCCCCTTGTTTCGATCAGCACAACCGGCCGGCTGTCTTTCGGTTTTGATGCCAGCTTTTGATTCCCTTCGATTACAGAGCATCGATAGTAAAGGTGTGCCCCTCCGGACGGTGTGAATACGGCTAGTAATGGCATCCCATTATTAAAGTATTCGACAATATCCCCCCATAGCGCATCCCACAACTCCCCGGTATCATCATTCTTCAGATCAATATCTATCACCTCCAGGTTCCCGGATACCTTACCACATATCACCGCTATCTGGTCTGCTCCCTTGGCAAACATTTTCTCCAGCTCTACCACTGTCGGCGGTGCCTCCTGGTATTGCGACCATGACCCGATTACCGGTCTTTTTTGTTTACATGGTATTACGGATAGTCCGTGTGCTGTGTAGTCTTTAGCTACTTGAAGGAGGGTTGACATTATAGATAAATTGTATTAGTGATTTTAATATGTGATGGGGTAAAAAAATTAGGGTTGCTATACTCTCTTATCCACTTTACTCCACATCAGCAAAAAACCGATCAGCATAATTAGGTCTATCATTAGAATAATTGTAATTGTGATTTAGCTAATACAGCACTTTGGCAATTCTTAGCGGCCATATCGAAGTACGATTGCTTCAATTCAAATCCTACTGCTTTCCTCCCCATTTTTACAGATTGATAAACCTCTGAACCAATACCCATAAATGGAGTTAAAACGGTATCACCTTGATTTGAATAAAGTAGTATTAACCTTTCGATGGTGTCAAGTTGGAGTGGACATATATGCTTCTCGTCTTTCTCATCCCTTGCATTCCTAAAACCCTGCAATGTGTTACCGTAATCAATATCCATCCAAACTGGAGATGCTATTTTCTGCCATAGATCAACCGGGATATGTGTATTTGTTACGGGGTTAGACCTGTCCCCATCTTTGCGGAATATCATCACATAGTCAGGTATGCCTACCCTTGACATGGTGCTGTCTTTTTTGACTTGCTTATGGAGTAGTCCTAATGCCTTAGTCCTTTGCATTTCAACAACCGGATCCTTCCATATTGTTATTCTTGAATGGTATATAAATCCATGATCTTCAAAAGCCCGAAGTAGAAGACCGCTAAAATCACGAAGGCCAATAAATCCATGCTTTCCCTTTTGGATTGGTAAGTCCATACAATGCACAGCCACATTGCGACCTTGCTGCATCACTCTGTAAAGTTCTTTTACCAGGTATCTGAATTGCTCAAGGAACTCCATATAATCGGATGAATTACCCATATCTTCAATATGATCGGAATATGTGTATAGCTCCGCAAATGGTGGAGAGAAAACAGATAACCCAATACTTTCATCTGGTACGTATTTGATCAGTTTCACACAGTCCCCCCGCTTGATATGGAACCAATCATTTTTTACTTCCTTTTCATCATAGTTGTTAACAGTCATATTCTGGCCTGACATATTAACATTTACGGCCTTGCTCATTTCGTCTTGCATTATTTTAAATTGTATTTGTTTTTCATCAATGGCATCCTTCACATTCTGCATGGTGTCAGTGGTGATCAGATAAATATTTACAGGGAAGTTCTGACCAAATCGATATGATCTTCGCATTGCCTGATAAAGTCCTTCAAATGAAAAATCTAATGAAGCAAATACCTGATTATGGCAATTCTGATAATTCATACCGAACTGTGCTATTTTGGTTTTTGTGATCAGTACTCTAAATTCATCCATACCAAAACCTAATAGCATCTTTTCTTTATACTCTGGCGAATCGCTACCTTTTACCTCGATGGCTTCCGGTATTAATTTGCGGAGCATTTCGCCCTCTTCATTTTGCTTTATCCAGATGATAAAGTTTTCAGTGCTGTTATTTACGATGTCAGCTACCTGATCAAGCCTTTCAACTTTGGTAAGTCGTAACTCCTGATTAAAATTGGTGGCTGATATTACGGTGTCATTAAATAGTTTTCCGTTATCTCGTTTGGCTGTCTTGATTTGTTTTTCAATAAGGTTTAATCCTGGCAGATCATAACCTGAATCATCAAAACCAATATCGGATGGTTTGTTTAGCATGATAGACCACTGCCCAACGAATTGATAGAATGATTTAATGGAGTGTCCTTTAAGCCTCCATTTAGCTGTCTCTCCCCCATCATGGACAAAGTACATTGCCAGCATTTCATTACGGCTCATTACGTCCAAAAATTCAGAATGATTACCTAACTCCATAGGGTCATTAGGTGACGGTGTAGCTGTACAAGCTAACTTGTATGGAGTGTTGGCAAATGCCTCCAGTATATCTTTTTTGATCTGCCCTTCAAAGTTTTTTAGTATGGAGCTTTCATCAAGTACGATACCTGAAAAGTCATCTATATTTACATTTGCCAATTGCTCATAATTGGTAATGTATATTCCGTTGGGTGTGCTTTCCATTGTGTTCATTTCAGGATAGTATTTCATTACCGGAATCCCGAACTTATCACCCTCTGAAATTGTCTGCCCTGAAACAGCTAATGGTGCGAGTATCAGCACTGGCTTATCTGTGTGCTCAGATACAAGCCTTGCCCATTCAATTTGCATGAATGTCTTACCAAGACCGCAATCAGCGAATATGGCATATTTGCCACAATGCAATGCACGTTTAACAATAAACTTCTGGAACTCAAAAAGCCCGGTGTTTAATAAATCAGTTGATATATCAAACCCTGATTTGATATGTGTCTTTTGTTTCTTCTCTAAAAAAATGTCATAATCAGTCATGGCCTTTTAATTTTCACTTATTGAATAATGTAATTCTATCAGATGATCCATTGTGTCATCTATTTTATCCTGATCCTTCAGTGTGACGTATCCCATATCATAGTGCATCGCTGCAAATGGCATTTCAAAAAACACCAGGTTCCCGACTTCATCATGTGCCTCCACATGGGAGATTTTAGTCTTTACTTTCCTGCTCATCGCTCCCCTGTTTTTCCACCACATTAAATCGTGTCCTTCCCTGCTTATCTTCCAATCCTTCGCCACGGTAAAGACCGCTAAAGGAGAATTGAATAGAAAACTTAGGCTCATCCGGTTTCCCTGCATCTTCGATATCCACATGAATTTTGGATACCAGGAATGAGGTATACCCATCCTTATCCCCTTGTATGGTCATGTCCGTACCAACCGATACCGGGCAGTATGTCTTTATCCATTCCGCTTCCAGTTTGGATATCATGCTTTGTGCCATGTGGATGGCTTTGCGCTGCTTAAATACTTTCGTGAGAAAGTCGTTAGCGGTTAATTTTTTATTTCGATGGATCATATATAGGAATGATTGATAATTTGTTTTCGTAATGTGATGAGCTAAAGAAAAGGCGGGTATCCAACTAACGCACCCGCCTTTTTCAGCGAATTATATAAAAGTGTTGCCTGTACTTTTGCAGGACTTTATTTTAATTCATTCAAAAAACCGAAAGCCTCGAACAACCTGATTGAACAAAAGGCTTCCGGTCTAACTAAAACACAACATGAGAAACGGAACCTGTACTTTTACAGGTGGGTTAATATTTTGCATATATCATTTGCTGATGTGAACACATGATGCTCAAATCCATGCTCTTTTAATTGTGCTGCCCTAAACTCCTGAAGAGTAGATAGCTTTTTACCTGGCTGCTTCACCTCAATAAATATGCATCTGCCATACTTGATACATTGGAGGTCTGGAAACCCTGATTTATTGTTGGATATTGATTTTAGAACTATCCACCCATCGGCTGTCATGTCCTTCACAATTTTGTCCTGTATTTCGCTTTCTAGTTTACTTAGCATAATGAACTGATGTATTAGATGTTTTTGCTTTTGCTGAATCGTATATTTTGCGCTCAATGCCTAGCTTAGACATGATAAACACGACCTTTGATACTTCTTTACGTTGCATTGACTGACCTCTAGCAATGCCCTGTAAATAACTGATGGAGGACTCTTCTAGATTATACATAACAATACAGTCAGCAGTTGCCAGGTTGATACCTACCCTTGCAGACCTGATCTGATTGATATAGGTTATATCGGTGCTTGCATTGAACTTTACAAAGTCGTCGGTATGGTTGGGGAAGTATTTTTTTAATAGATCACCTTCGGCAACGTACCGATATATGACAGCTATTTTTTTGCCGAAAAAGTAAGACCGGATAAAGTCAGCTTTGGAGGTATCAATTACAATTGCCTCCGGTTCACATGGTCCTTTTATTGTCTCTGCAAATCGAAGCGTACCGGATGCTATCTGTGCTAGCTTGCCATCAAGTTCTCCCCCGCTATTGCTTACTGATACAAGTCCTCTGGGTCCATAAACTATTTTATCCCGCTTCATCTGTCTGTACATATCTGCACACTGATCAGATACATTTATTTCAATTACCTGCTCATCAATTTCCGATAGCTGCCCATCTTCTTCGCCATCATCTTTACCAATAACAATAGATATCGGTGCCAGATATGCCATTATCTTTTTAAAATCTGCCTTATCGTAATTATTCATAGGCACCCCCCTGATATTGTCCTGAGTGATATCTACAAACTCATTTGCCCATATGTAGAAGGTAGGCCATTTAGCGAATGGGGAGTAAGATGATACCCAAAGCTGATGATATAATTGGCTTCCGCTTTCCGGGGTTGGCGTTGCAGACAAATAGATGACAGCCTTATTCTCACAAATCTTTTTTACTCTTTGGGCAAAAACCCCAGGCTTTGCGTATTGTCCTATTTTGTGAGATTCATCGATGATGATGATGTTGTACTTTTTATCCAGTTGCTTGTGTACGCTTTCATAATTGACTGTGACAAACTCAAATGAAGGGTTGTCCATCATTAGGTAATCCATTTGGATTGATGGCAGCGGCTTCAGTTCGCTTATAAATAAAACTTTGGCATTGGGTGTTTCTTTCAGGCACTCATCACAGATGGACAGTGATGTAAGTGTCTTTCCTTTCCGCATCCAGAAGATCAAGAAAAGTATCCGGTTGCGTCTTAGCATATTTACCCCTCTGGTAACTGCTTCTGCCTGGTGAGCTTTTAGTGTTATCATACGTGGGCCCAGCTTTTAAATGATCTCACAGAATAAACATGCGCCTCTGTTAAGCCTAATTGTGATGCCAGGTCTACCGTCCTTGCTTTGCTTTCTCTTATCTGTTTTACTATAGATTCGTTTATTTTAGCACTTGGATGTTTTGATCCTTTCCTATCATATCTGTTATTGGCAAATGCATGTCTTACATTTTCTGCATGACTAACCCATTCCAGATTAGACGCATAATTATTTGATTTTATGCAATCAATATGATTTACAAAATCTTGGTTGACTTTTTTATCTTTAAAAGATTCAGCAACCAATCTATGTACAAGTATTCTTTTCCGGTCGCCTGTGTTACAAAGAATAACAGCATGGTATCCTGATCTATCTAATAAAGTACGCAGAATCCTCTCTTGATATGTGTGTGTATTCCCATTGGAATGAATTATCTGCCTGCGCATAGCCTTCACCCTACCCATATCGCTTACCTGATACAATCCCTCATATCCTGGTATATCTTTCCATATCTCTATCATCTCCCCAACATTTCAGAAAGCACATAACCGATACGGATTGCTACCACTGTCAAAAACAGCATGGCAATAATATTTAGGGCTTTTTGCCGTGGTGATTCGGGAGCAGGAGGATAATACATAAGGGATGTTTTTATTTTGTTTTTAAATAAAGCAGACTATTCTTAGCCATCCGGTCTGCTAGCGGGCAATCTCTGTTCAGAATAAGTATTTAGTATCCTTGTTTTACCAATTGATTTTCATTTCTGATCATCATTATTGATTCATGTCTCACC